CAATGTCAATAGTATTACCAAGGCGGGAATACCTCATTGTCACTTTAAATGCAGATATTTCTTCCTCAAAGAAGGCCTGAATGTCTGCTATTACTTTACTCTGTATCTCACCAGCACTCAAACTGGTTAAGACAGGGTTATACTTGACTGTGCTAATAACATCAATGTAGGTGTACTCTGGTGCTGTTATAATAGGGTTTATGGCTAACATATTGTATTTACTCAATATATCAGTCGTTAATTTTTGTTTGGTCAATGGTGACAACTCTAGGCCGTGCTTAGGCTTGATACAAATGAATACTGCACCATACTGAGGAGGGTCATTATCTTCACCACCCCATACGGCTATTGAATCAATATTAGGATACTTCTCTATTAATATATTCTTATAGTCCTCTGCGGTCACTGCCCTATCTTGTCTCTCATAGGCTCTTGGTGCTGTAAGTTTAATGTTTTCAGTGGTCTCTGCACTCGCACCTAGAGAAGAGATGTCCACAGTGTCCACCGTCACGTGGGAGTCGGTGTAGACGTTGGCTATAGTCGATTCAAGTGCGAACACTTGCTCATTAATAGTAGAGGTATAGTTACCTGGAGCACCCACCGTAGATAGGTAAGTTACTTTAACTGATTGACCATCAAGAGGTATTTTGCCAAAGATGCCATTGCCGAAGTATATCTCACTAACTCCATCAAGGCCTTCCTGAACAAAGAATGAATTACTCGTAGGGGTCAATTCGCTTAATACTTTGTTGACTTCCCAAGGCTTGTCATTAACAAGCATAGTAATAGTAGAGCGGTCACAGGTAGCATCATTAATAAAGAAGGACTGGGCTTCCGCAGTAGCGTCATATGTCCATTCAAGGCCTTTTAATGTCCCTTGATGCAACTTAATTTCGCCAGCGAACTCTCCACCCTCGTCTGCAAACACATTAACAGTAGATAAATTGGTAAATGGAAGAGGTACACCAGTAATATTAGATACAAATTGAGTACCTTTCTCTACAATAATGTAACTTGGGTCATATCCAGTCGTATCAAACTCTAGTTTAACAATAGATTCAGCGGCTGTAACGCTCTTAGGTATATATCCAATGCTCTTAGCGTGACTCACAACACTATTTCGGAGCGTTGCGGTATCTAAAAATGCCTCATTGACTGCCATATTCGTATGGAAACCCATATAGTGTGTAGTATATGCCATTACATCCAGCATTACACTCATACCAGAGCCGTCAAAGTCATAGTCCAAGAACTCAGTCTGACCCTTCATAAAGGTCTTGATGTTCTTCTTAATGCCATCGAACTCTAGGTCCGATAAGTTTAATGCTTTCTTATTCTGTGCCATCTCTTACTACCTCAATCTATTTAAGAAGAAATCTAATTGTACTGGGGACCCTTCGTTGACTGGCGTATATGCTATAGTAACATCATAGCCATTCCTATCTTCATCAGCATTAACCTCAACTCCAATCAACTCTACACGTGGTTCAAATGTGTTAATGGCCTGCTTGATTGCGGCAGTCAGTATAACTCGTGTCTCTGTAATCATTGGTTCAAAGAGCGAATGGTAGATAGTAGAGCCGAACTCACTCTGGAATACCCTCTCACCTCTCTGAGTCTTAATAATATGTATGATGGACCCATTAATCGCATCAACGTCCGAACGACCAACGATATCATTGGTCAATGGATGTACCAACATATCAAGGTCTAAGTCTCTGAACTTGCGTACTCTCGTTGTTCTAATGGGTTCTGGCATAACGCTTGAATTCCTCTGTATATACTATATTTATACTGCGTGTCGAATAGGTTCGTCTAACCATTTGTAATGACATCTCCACTACCTGTTTGGTTACTCGAACCACAGTCAATCGCATCACCTATCCTTGCTAATGGCTTGGAGTTCACGAGGACGTTAGGACTACCTGATGCCTGGGCTGCTCCGTGTGGTACACAAACAGGACAACCGTGAGTCTGCCAAGGGTCTCCTACACGATGGGCACCAAGGCTATTCACGAAAACATTGCCTGATGCTCCTGCATTCTCTCTAGGTGGATAACACCCGTGACCTGTGCAGATATCGGTTAATCGAACTGTACCTGGCATTAGGGTCTAAACCTCTTGAATTTGAGGGTATCTCTCACGCTATTCACAAAATTTCTCTTCGCTGTACCAATAAAACTTTTTTTTATTTCCGTGTTTTTAGCGTTTTCGGTGGTATTTGCGAAAAAAGTGGGGTTTTCAGGCTCTTTTGACCGAAAGATAGAGTCGTAATTGTCTCTATAGGCATCATTCACGGGCTTTTGAGTCTCGTTAATAGTCATATCATACGTTCCTAAATTTGTCAAATTGGATAGAAGGTAACTTGTCTGTGTCGAAAGCCTCTTGAGAAGGTAGTTTAGATTTGGTATTGACGTTCTTTTTGTTAGTAAATTTGCCATAGGACTCTACTGCCTTATTGCCTTTAGATGAGCCTACTTGCCCTTGTTGACATACCCAAGAACCATTAGCGTTCTCGCAAACTTCCTTAGACTTAGCATTAGTGACATCAAAGGAACTACCACCACCAGAAGAGCCAGAATCAGCGGCTTGAGAGACCACCCATTTACCATTGTATTTGATACAGGCTGCCTTGCCAGGTAGATAAGGGTCAACCTTAGTCGCACCCCATTTGGCTAATACAACAACCTCTGCGGATTGATAGATATTATTGTCATCACCCATAACGTATTCTTTGCTTCCTGATTTCTCTGCGGCATCGACTTTGGCTAATAATTCGGGTGTATAGAAGGAAGGTTCTATTAACTTATATCCCTCAGGGAATCCTAGGTTTGTGAAGTCACAAGAGCCTACTTCCTTAGTGGAAGCCTTTGCGGCTTTTGGCTCACAGGTACAGGTTTCTACCTGAGACCAATCACCTGTCTTCATTGCTCGTTCTACTACTTCCATTGATTGATGATATTCACTGATATCACCACCGATATTAGATACTTGCTGTGCGAAATTAGCGGCTACAGAGGCACCCATTCCATAGTTGATATTGCCAGGTAACTCAGTTGGTAGCACGAAAGAAGCACTATTAAGCGGAAGAAATGGAGTAGGAGAGTTCGGGTCTGCGGATGATGCTGCCGCGGCTGCCGGTGCTGGACTAAATGGGGATGCTTTATCTCCTGCAAACTTAGAGGCTGCCGGTAAAGTATCTCGAACCTTTGTTGATACTACAGGAGCACCTGATACAGATTGTGATGCTGGACTACTTGGAGGTGGGTCACCTACTATAGAACTAAACGCATCAGAGAGAGTAACAGCAATCTTGCCCATTGCGGCTTCTATTGAACCTGCTACTTTGACTTCATTATCAGTCATTTCTTTCACGTTCCAGTCACCTTTAGTGGCCTCACACGCGGCTTTGTCTCTGTTTCTAATGGTGTCTGTACCACCTGTACACCATCCTACTTTGTGTAATTTTGCTACTGCGTTCTTCTTATATGCGGTTGCTTCATATGCCTTAGCCTTAGCGTTCTTAATGAATTCGTTTTTAGAACCACTGAATCGGGTCTTGCCTGCTAAAACTTCCTTTGTGAAGTCTGTAACAGCATCTTCAGGTACTGTCCATCCGACACCATTGACATACTCCATCTCTTCAGAGGAGTAGACTGCATCGACTAATTCTGTGCCTGTAGGGATACTTGCAGAAAGGGTAGAAAACGTCTGAAGTCCGCCTTGTGCTTGTTGCTTGAATTTGGGTAGTGATGGTAGTCCACCAGACACCTTACCTAAGAAATCACCTAATGGGATAATAGGATTGGTTGGACTCGCTGTAATACCAGTGACTTGTTGATACAATGTGACGATATCATCCATAACAGGTGTCGCAATATGCTTCAACATCTTATGGTTATTGACCAAGGCACAAGGGTCACCTGTTGCCAACTTAGCGAATGCGGCCCATTGTGCTAGTTTGTTCAATGCGGCTTGCATTGCATCAAGGTCTTTTTGGATGAGTGCATTCAAAGAACCCATCATATCTTGACACATACCATTGAAATCAGCAACTAAATCTTGTACAACATCGGCAGATGCTAACATATTAGATATTGCTTGTGGATTGGTGCTATCTATGATAATTCTATTCACTCGGCGTTGAATCTGTTTCAAGTCACCTAGTCCAAGAGCATCATCAATGACACCAGCACCATCGAACAATGTGGCGAAGCCAGCAACACAATCAATCTCTGATTCGTAATTGCCTAGCAAGTCTGCTAGTTCTCGTCCTGCTTGTTGGATACCTGAATTCTTAATATAGTCAGTAGCGGCTGCGGCTGCGGCATTCAATGCAAAATCACCACAGGTGGTGAATGAGTCAGAGAGGTCTTGAACCTCACTCAATGCTTGCCATAACTGAACACCATCTTGTCCGAATGCGGCTTGCAGGGCTACTGGGTCTACCTTATCTGTGATAAACAGACTATTGGCCGCAGTCTTCATCTTAAACGCTGAAGTATGAGCAGGCGATTGTAACATATCCCCGACTTGACCTAACGCCTCGTTGATTCCGCCCCCAAAGGAAGTTGTACCAGTGGCAGACTTAATTGTATCTACTACACTTACACCACTTGTTGAAAAACTGACCATTTAATGCCCCTTACATAAACAATACTTGATTGATTCTATTATAATCACTGAACATACCAAGGTCTACATTTTGTCCGTGTAGAGTGTCCGCTTGATATAATACCATTCGATTATATGCCATTTTCGCTTCATATTCACAAGCATAGGGTCTTCCGCCGTCTACTTTTGATTTAACATAATCAAAATTTATATCTCCTACATTGGCGTCTTCTAGCCATTGAGGAGTGTAATCGTTCTCTATACTGAGATTACCCATATGACTGTACATATTGGTACCACCAGCACATTCTTCTTCCGTATTTAAGTACACTACAGAACCGAATTGATATCCAGGTCCATCTTGCATCTTGAAATGGTCTTGATGAGGTATAATGCCAACAGGCGTTCTTAATAGTGTCTCATCGTTTAACACGTTAACCATAAACTCTTGATTGTCCCAATGCTCATTGAACCGTTTCTCTTCAAAGTGACCAAAGTATAATTTGCATAGTTGAAAATATACCTTATGCAGGGAATCTTTAACTTCGGCAGTCTCTACGACACCTCTTGCACCCGGCAAGTTGTGTATCAAATCAGCCTCTGTCCTATGGTCTATTGATAGGGCTAAATCTCTTATCTCATCAGGATTCTTGTAGAAATCATCAATCACAACAACCCTTCGCTCCTTACTAATCTGTACGACATTAATCTTCATCTTTGGATTTGGCTCAAACATTATATAATTTCCTATGGATTCAAGTGAATAATAGAGCCTTTGATTGTATGGACTCCAGCAGATTGGTCTAGTTTAGTGCCACCTGTTTGAATTTCTGTAGTACCACCGACATATACTTGCCATTTACCGTCAATCTCTGTAATACAATCACCTTCAACGTGTGTCTTATAGTCTCCCTTTACTGATAAGTGAGCATCTCCCTCAACGGTTATGGACATATTACCACCAGCACCATCTACTGGATTTGGTTTAATGTGTATATACTCGTCTCCTAAGACAATCTGATAATTATCTTTCTGTACTTTAGTTACTTTTGTGCCATCCGCTCGTATCTCTTCAAATGTGCCTGACTTGTGCCACTTCATTAGTCGCTCGTTGTCTACTGTGTCATCCCATTCCTCTACGTGACCGCTTTCGCTTGCTCTAACGTGATTAAATGGGTAACTGGCTTTGTAGGGGTTCTCAGGTTCATCCCAAGTGTCTGCTAGTGCTTTATAGACTTCTTTATCTTCTACACGACCACCAGCAGTATCAAGAGGAGTGGGTTTTGAAACAATCTCTTCTCCTTTTACAGGCTCTTTAAAGTCTACTCTTCCACGTCTATGTGTATCGGGTTCTTTTAAGTGCGTTTCTTTAGGATACACTAGATTAGGGTCATTGAATCCCACTTTGGCTACTGGTGCTTCCATAGGGAACCCACCGAATGTGCCCATTACAATAGGCTCTTGAGCGTTCTGCCCATCTCTGAAGAATCCTATAACCCACGTTCCTTCAACACAACCTAATGGAGTTGTTCCAACACCGTTCATTGCGGCTGAAGTAATTGGTTGCATTGGATGTGCCCAAGGCAAATCGGCTGTAGGTATACCTGTATCGATTGCTTGAACTGTTTTATCTGTGTGTAGTCCAGCGATACGTACCTTCATACGTCCTAATTTCATAGGGTCACGTCTGTCTTCTACGACACCCGTAAACCAAATAAATCCATCAAATCCCATAAACTGCATAATATTAACCCCTCGCTGGTATTGTTATCTCTGGGTCTGTAAAGAACCCGTCTTTCATACATTCAAGAGTCATTGTGTACTCGTGATTATTAATCTTGTGATGTATGGCTGTGATTAGCCACTTACCAGTTGAATACTGGTCTTCTTCTTCAGTGACAGTTTCATCCCTTATACTAGAGGCAATCTTTAGTGTAATAACATCACCTGCAAATATGTTCGTGTCTCCTGCCATACTGAATTTAACAATGTTTGTTCGTAGTTGGGACATCTTCATATCGTGCAGAGGATAGTGGCTCTTCTCGCCCTTATCGTGTATTTGATACAAATAATTGTCACTCATAAGTCCTGTGTGTTGGTCTACGTTGAAATCTTTAAATGGTTTGCCTGGAGTACCGTTCAGACCAATACCCTCTGCTAGAACCTTATCTTTTTCCCCATCATACTCTACTTCATATTTAGTTAGTTTCTTTTCGAGGATGTTATGTGTCAATATGGAACTACCGTAGTGTCCGTTGATTTGACTGTTAGGGATATTGAATCGTTGTGTTTCGCTATAGTCTTCCATAATAGCGTCATTGACATTTATCTCGCTATCACCACTCTGAGAAGATTTTAGTGGGTTATCTTTCAGTATCATTTCCCTCTTAGACTTACCCTTTAGCAACTCATCAAGCGTAACGAATTTGAATCCCTCGTTGTTCTCAAAGAATAGATAGTTGGATTCGCCCTCAGCGGATACAGAGTTCTTAGCAAGAAAATTGATTAGATGAAATGGATTCCAATTAGGTACGACTATCTCTTTAGGATGTTTCGATGGAGTTATTTTACACGTAGTCCATTCCTTTGCATCACCACCTAGTGTGCCGAACATAAGAACCTTGTCGCTTACATATTGTACTATATCAGAAGCAGTCGATTTTGTAAATGACCTACTGATTTTCTTCTTATTGTTAGCGATAACATATGGCGATACAATGCCTATCTGATAGGCAGTATGTTTCTCAGTGCGTTGACCCGCTGTTACGTAACTAACCGCAAATTCTTTTTCTAGGTTAGCAGTCTTTCCCAACGCATCAGTGGACATAGATGTGTCTATCTCAAAGTGGACTTTCTCTTCACCACTACCAATAATACCATTTGCTTCTACAAATCCAACACCATCGTGGATTTGTATGATACCGTGCATTGCATTAGTGAATATGGACTCATAGATAGACAGTTGGTCTATAATACCAGCCAATTCTGTACTGTCTCCCATTATGCTAGTGAACTTACAGTTCCATTCAGATGTTGCTTTCGGATTAAGTGTATTAAACTTCTTCTCTGCCATAATATATTATTCCTGTACTTGAGGTTTAGTGTTTCTCATCCAACTCTTAAATTCCTCTACAACCTTTGGAATGTGTTCTGGTTTGAGAAGCATTATACTCCTTAGTTTATCGTTTTTATAAATTTCCCAGTCTAAATTAGTAATTGGTACTCTATCGTTCTCAGGACTGTCAGTGGGATACTGTACGTAATTTTGGTCTTCATAGTGATGAATATCATACCTATTGGCATATGCTAAATCAGTATATCGATATACCTCGTGTTCACGTTTAACCCAATCATAGAATGGGTCAATGACTTTGTTGATTGTGCATACAACCCACCACAAATCTTGGTCACCATACACGTCCTCTGCTACCTTCTCAGGAGTCATTTCTTCTGAAATTCGTATCTCATAGTACATTGCTTGGAATTTTGATACTTCCTTGAGCATATCAATTCTATGAGTAATGTCTGCTATAGTAACTCCATTATACTGTAACTTAGGGAGCATATGTGTATATTTTGACATTAGTAACCTCCCTCTATTTCTTCGTGTGTCACTATTGAATTTTCTTTTATGTTGAGTGTCAGTTGTGTTTCAACAGGTGCACCATCTTCATAAGCATTCCACGTTCCTGTTGGAGTATAATTCACTTCAACACTCAATATGAACGAATCTTTAATTTTAAATAAGAAAGGATTAATATCATCCTTATACCAGAATTCAACTGCGACAGTAGGGGGTATTGATAGCCTGCCCATCTTTCTGAATATTTCTTTATTATCACCACTTGCCTTCTGGAGAGAGTCTTTCTTAGCCTTAGCCTTAGCGGCTGCCTCCTCTGTAGTGTCTTTACCACCCCAAAACCCTGCAACGGCTGGACTTGCGTATGCTTTCAATACGTTTACAATTTCAGTGATAGCCGTTTGCTCGTCTTCATTTTTTGGCGTCATTCTCCAAGATAATGTGTGGCTACGTAATGTAGCACCATCGTACACTAATCCTTGATTCTGATTGATTACAGAAGCGTGACTCATCTTAGCGGAAGCGTTCATTGAAACACCTAAGTTTTCAACAACATTGACTACTTCTTTTCCTGCTTGAGCACCTGTGGCTTTAGCAGTACCAAGTGCGGCTTCAAGTGCGCCAACGACACCATCACCAGAGCCAATCGCTCTATTGACCATCATATCTCCTGCTTCAGAGAAGTTCTGATTATATCCAGTTCCAAGTGTCAGTGGCATTGGCAACCAAATGTCTGCTAGATGATATCCTGCCAATGAGTGATTTTGTCCCTTAACTCCTGCAGTAACCCCTTTTGGGGCCCAAGAACTCACTGTGATTTTTGTCCAGAAGTTGCCAGCACTAATAGGTTCTAAAGGGAATTTAAATGGGACTGCGCCTTGGGGCCGTTTTGTGGATGGCGAGAGAACTGCTTCTGGTCCCATTGCTCCTCCACTCAAACCATTTATTTCCATAATTCATACTCCATCTTTAAATTCATTGTCGATTTCCTCTAGAAAGATACTCTTTGAACTATTTATATAAATAATAGTAATGGCACATAAAGGTAAGTACAAAGTTAAGAATCGCTCAAAGTACGTTGGTGCAGTTGATAACGTAGTATATCGGTCATCGTGGGAAAGACGATTTATGGTATACGCTGATACGAGCAAGAAGGTAATTAAGTGGAATAGCGAAGAACTCGTAATTCCATACGTAAGCCCAGTTGATGGTAAAGTTCATAGGTACTTCCCAGACTTTTGGATTCAATCATTAAGTGAAGATGGAAAGATAAGTAATATAATAATAGAAGTTAAACCAAAGGGACAGTGTCAAGCACCTAAGATGGGCAAGACAGCGAAAAGCAAGTACAGGTACTTGAGAGAGTTAAAAACGTGGAAAGTAAATGAAGCAAAGTGGGATAAGGCTAGAGAATTTTGTGAAGACAGAAAA